GTGTAGTTGCAAGGTTCAAGCTCTGGTTTAGGAAAATTTATATGCCAGAGATACTCGCTTGTTTTGACCATGAGGAAGTCGTTATAGATATGGAAGAATGGTTGAAACGGTATCCAAGGATGTATCAGTTGATGATGCGCAAAGCCATTGATTGCGATCATGCAACGTTCATCAGTGAATTGGAGATGGAATATGAAGCATTTACAAAGGTTGAGCTTCAGTTCACCTCAGTTCCTGATGATGATAAAGACACACCCCTGAATGATACAAAAGAGCGAAGTATTAGTGGACCTTGTAATGAGAAGAAGGTTTATGCCAATCCGGTTATCAACAAGTTTGAAGAAATCGCTTCAAAGTACATGCCCCATTATTGTGGCCGAGCAAATTGGGTCGAGATCTGTGAGTCATTGTCTAAAATGGAGGGTGAGCTTGGGAATTTTGTCTGGGGAGCATCGGACGGTAGTGGGTTTGATATGACCCAGTTACCTTGGGCCAATGAACTTATGAATGAGTTGGCTATGGCATGCATTAGACATCCAAATGTGCATTTATTGGAGCCATTAACAATAGAGAGATTTGAGGAAGCAATAACAAGAAGTTTGATACTCAAAATCTCTGTTGATCATGGGACTCTAAAATACATTTGTGATGGACGTGCCTCTGGTGACGGGTGGACAACCTACTACAACACACTGCTCATGATAGCATACTGGCGATTTTGTATGTATGAAGCAGGCATCACCAAATTCGCACTCAAAGTTAAAGGTGATGATGTCTTATTTGCTGTAGAAGAGTGCGACCGTAGTCGTTTGTTGGAATCGGTTGCTCGTATTTTTACAACAAAGAAAGATGCTCATGAACATGGATTGGGACAAATTTGCAAGAAAATTGATTTTGGGGATTTAACAGATTTAGATTTCTTGTCAAATGAGTTCTTCAGGACCAATGCTGGTACGTATCGTATGGTTCGTATACCAGCACGAGTCTTCCAGACAAATTCTTGGACGACAAAGCTGCCCCGAGGAATTAAAGACGAAGGAAAACTTCTCGAGATTCGCAGAGAGTTGTGCTTTTCCAAGGGAATGTGTTTAAAGGCTTGGGCAGATGGACTGCCCCTGTATGGCGTTTTTGCCGATAAGATGATAAGCCTAGGTAAGATGGGTTCTCACTCAACATATGACGAGTACGCTGACGGTGCTCGCGTTTGGCATAAAGGTCGTGATGATTCACAAGAGTTCTTGTTATACCTTTCTGACAAATATGGTGTGAGTGAGTTGGAGGTTCGATCAGCTGAGAAACAGATCAGGGCGATCACTCGGCTGGATGGTTTCTTAGAG